AATTATATCTACTAGGGATAGTATTTATACAGGAATTATTGATAGTGCCAGTAAAACAAATTTATGGAGATATTATTTACCAACAGGAGGTATAGCTAGAGATATAGAGTTTGCAGAAAGTGGCATAGTAGAAAGTATTGCAGTATTTTCTGACAGGTTATTTGCAACAGTATCAGAAGGTGGATTATATAGAGAAAGTACAAATTATGTATCTACAGGTTTTATAATTACACCTCTTGCTGATTTTTTTACATCAGAAAAAAAACAGTTTGTAGGAGCGAAACTAAACACTAATGCTGTAACTACAGGAAGTGTAAAACTTTTTACTTCTATTATTCCTGAAGATATTAAAGATGCAGATTCTTCTACTTGGTTACAACAAGTAAATATTACATCAGGTAGAGGTGGAGAAGAAGAAGTATTATCTTTAGTTGAAGGTAGATGGATAAGTGCAAAAATAGAAATAAATACAGATGATATTACCCAATCTCCTGAAATGTTGTCATTTGCTATTAGAGGTTTTCAACTTGTCAATGACTTAGTAGTAGATATGCCTATAAATATATCCGATCAAATAGAAAGACCTTTTAGAAAAGCAATAAAAGTAAATGGGCAAGGTGATTTAATATATACAGCACTTCGTAACAAAGAAGGTAAAAATGTACAATTAGAGATATTTAGACCAGATACATTATTACGAGGTATAATAGAAAATGTTAGTAGTCCTATTGAAGAAATATCTCCAAGAGGTTCAACAACATTATATTGTCTAGTAAGATTTAGAGGTAGTAAAGTAATAGGCACATCAAGCACTAGCGAAGGGCTTGGTATAGCATTATTAGGAGTAGGTAAATTAGGATAGAATGACAGCACAAGAAACAAATTTATTAAATGCGTTTGAAACTACATTAAACGCTACGGCAGGTGCATCAGATTTAACTTTTACAGTAAATACAGTTACAGATGCAGCTTCTAACACTTTAACTGCACCTTGTTATTTAGTAATAAATCCAGATAGTGCTACTAACAGAGAAGTAATTTTAGTTACATCAGTAAATGCAGGTACAAAAACATTAACTTGCGACAATATAAACAAAAGATTTTTAACAGGATCAGCAGCAACTTCTGGATTATCACACTCATCTGGTGCTACTGTTAGAGTATCACCTGTACAACAGCACATAGAAGATTTAAACGATAGAGTAGATACCATAATTAACGAAGATGGCACAGCAGTAAACACATCTTTATTTTTAGATGAAGATGATATGTCATCTAACTCTGCTACTAAAGGTGTAACACAACAATCTATTAAAAAATATGTTGATGATAATATTACAGCACAAGATTTAGATGTTACAGCAGATAGTGGTGGACCAATATCTATTGATTTAGATTCTGAAACATTAGATATTGCAGGTGGCACAGGTATTGACACTACAGCTAGTGGAAACGAAGTAAGTGTAGCAATAGACAGTACAGTAGCAACTCTTACAGGTTCACAAGCATTAACAAACAAAACTATAGATGTAGATAGCAACACAGTATCTAACATAGAAGTAGATAACCTAAAGTCTGGTGTATTAGATACAGACTTATCATCTGTTAGTGGTAGTGATGACACATTAGCTTCTGCAAAAGCAATTAAAAGTTATGTAGATACACAAATAACTGCTGAAGATTTAGATATTACTGATGGTTCTACTACAAGTGCTGTTGATTTAGATAGTCAAACTTTGACAATTCAAGGCACTTCTAATGAAGTGGAGGTATCACTAAGTAGTCAAACATTTACAATAGGATTACCTGCATCTATTACAGCAAATCTTGTAGGAAATGTTACAGGTAATGTTTCAGGTACATCAGGTTCTACAACAGGTAATGCAGCTACTGCAACGGCTTTACAAACAGCTCGTAATATAGGTGGCGTTTCTTTTGATGGAACTGCAAATATTAATTTACCAGGTGTAAACACAGCAGGTAATCAAGATACATCAGGAAACTCTGCAACTGCAACAGCACTAGAAACTGCTAGAAATATTGGTGGTGTGTCATTTGATGGCACAGGTAACATTGATTTGCCTGGTGTTAATAGTGCAGGAAATCAAAACACATCTGGAACAGCAGCAGGATTGTCTGCAACATTAGCTGTAGCTAGTGGTGGTACAGGTGCTACATCAATGACAGATAAAGCAGTTGTAATTACACAAGATAGTGGAACAGATACTTTATCTTCTGTAGCTATGGACGCAAATGGTGAACTACTTATTGGTGGTACATCAGGACCAGCAGTTGCAACTCTTACAGCAGGTAGTAATATAACAATTACTAATAGTGATGGTGGTATAGAAATAGCTGCGGCAGGTGGTGGGGGTTTTCAATTAAATAGTGCAAAAGCATTTTTTGCATTGAATGGATAAGGAGAAATAAATGGCAAGTGGAATATTAGGACAGATTGTAGGCACAGGATCAGAAGCTGATGTTTATACAGTTCCTTCTAGCACATTAGCAGTTGTCAATGTTTCTATCATTAATAATGATGGTAGTAATAATGAAACTGTTGTTTTAAGATTAGTAAATTCAGGAGATACATCTGCTGCAAAACACAATCTTGAAAATATGTCTGTTGTTAGTAATGGTGTAGTTGAAAGAACTGCAATCGTTATGAGTGCAGGAGATAAATTAACAATGAATGCTAGTTCAGATGTTTCTATTTCAGTTTATGGCATAGAAGAAAGCACAAGTTAATGGCTCGTAAAAAAAGTTGGAGAAGTGGAGAGATTAAGTCTATACAGACTTTTTCATATCAAGACAGCACAGCCGCAAATTCTAATTTGACAATAAGTATTAATGAAGTTGATTTATCTCATAGTTTTGTTGCTCATACTTCTGCTTACGATACAGGTAGCTCTGATCCATTGAGAGATACAAGACAAGTATTCTTAAACAGCTCTACGCAACTTGTTGGACAAGCTAGAAACTCATCTGGTGGTGGGAGTTCTTTATTTGCAGCAGGAGCAGGACAGGTGGTTGAATATTATGCCTAGATATAGTCTAGAAACACAAGCAGGTGCAATTAAATCTATTCAACAAGAAACTTTAGGAGCGACTGCTTCATCTAAATCTTCTGATACAAAAACAATAGACTCAGTTAATACTGATTATGCTTATCTTGTAAGTTCAGGAGGTAGTGAACAAGCACCAGGAGTTAATATTCAAGATAGTACAACATTATTTTTAAGATGGCGACACGTTCAAAATCATTTTTACAGAACAACTACTACTGTTTTAGAGTTTTATGGTGGTCGTGGTTATGAGTAAAAGTTCTGCACAGTTAAATCCAGGTAAAGTTGTAACTATGATTTTAACAGATAGTTTAGGCAGGGTGCCTGAAGGTAATATATCTTTAAATATAGAAGTTCCTGAAACTATTTTAGGATATAAATATGATGAAAATGCTGAGGAAGTATTAGATAAAACTGTAAGCAGTTTTACTGCACCTAGCGAGGGTAAGTATTTTGATGAAGATGGTGTAGAACAAGATATTCCTAAACCTTAATAAAAAATCCTATGATACAATCGTATTATGGATTCACTTATATATTTACTTTTGATTGTTCTAGTCATAGAAAACTATGGCAATCTATATAAATTTTTAACAGGTAAATCTACTAAAGAACCATATTATTACAAAAAAACAGATTCTTGGAACTGGCAAGATGATTGGGATAGAGATGACATCTTATAACGGAAACGGCTTTACACAAAAAGAAATGTTAAATTTAATATTAGAAGGGCAACAAGATATAAACAAACGTATAGATGAGTTACACGAAAAAGTAAATCAAAAAATTTCAAGACAAGAACTAAGTGGGTGGCTTGTAGCTATTTCTGCATTAGTAGTTCTTATAAATAATTTAATGTGATTTAGAATAAGTATATGAAAGCACAAGTAAATTTAGGACAAATATTACAGGGTGGTTTAGCAGCACTTGTTGGTTGGTTATTCAAAACTGTTAATGATATGCAACAAGAAGTGGCTACATTAAAAGCACAAGTAATTGCTTATCAAGATTCTATTGCTGGATTTAATCAAAATTTAATGGTAATAGAGGAAGTTATTAGAGAAATTTTATTTAAAGTTGGAGGATAATATGGACTGCTGTGGAAGTGGTTGCTGTGGTGGCAAGTAACAAATAATATGTGTATAGTGAATGTAAGAGATGATGGTTCATTTATACAAATTTGTAATTGTAAGTATGGTAGTTCTAATTGCACTATTACAAAGTCTTGTTAATCCATTATCTGCTTATTTAGTTCGTAAAGAAACTAGGAGATACAATGAAACTACAAGTTGTTAGAACACAGCTAGGCAGAGATGCGACCAATGGTTTGTTGTTCATTGATGGTATTTTTGAGTGTTATACATTAGAGGATCAATACCAAGCAGTAAAAGTTATGCACGAAACCTGCATACCTGAAGGCACATACGACATAAAATTTAGAACAGTAGGTGGCTTTCATACCAAATATCAAAAAAGATATGGTGCAGAACATTATGGTATGTTATGGCTACAAGATGTTCCTGGATTTGAATATATATTAATACACACAGGTAATACTGATGAACATACTTCAGGTTGTTTAATTGTCGGAGATACACAACAAGATTTAGATGTAAATTTTAATGGTATGGTTGGTTCAAGTGTAAATGCTTACAAAAAATTATACAGTAAAGTTGCAAAACAACTTCTAATTGGCAACAAAGTAACTATTGAATATAGCAAAATACAACTTGAAAGTCCTGAACCAAATGATGTTTATGAAAAATTAGAAGAAATAAATGGAAATGTCATACAGACACAAGCTATGTTGAGAGGTAGGATAATAAGATAATGTTTGAAAGATTTAAAAGAGCAAGAAATCAAGATGGTACATTTAAGAAAGATGTATGGTGGACACCTTGGTCTGATTCGTGGGAGTATAAAATGAGTGAAGAACTCAAAGATATGCTTGAAAGAGCCATTTGGACATTTATTGAAGCCTTTATTGGGGCTTTAACTGTTGCTCCATTGGTTGGTGTTGAGGCAGAAACACTACAACTAGCTGCATTAGCTGGTGGTGGTGCTGCTTTAGCAGTTGTCAAGACATACGCTAAAAAACAAATTACTAAATAGATTGTGTCCTAATTCCTGTGTATAATTGGCACAACAGAAAGGGCTGAATATGACACAGGAACTAGGTAATAATTACTATAAATCTGGTTGGCAACCATCAATAGAGTTTGATGAATCTACAGGCAAAGGTCAAATAACTTATGTAGGTACTGATCCTAATTACAAGAATAAGTATGATGACATACTTAGAGGTTGGGGTTTTGACCCTAAATACTATGAAATAGAAGGCACAGTTCGTGCTAGTAGCTGGGAAGGACAGCTAAAAGGTGGCAGAACGACCACCTTTTTTGCATTTAAGGGGGTTGTAAAGCGTAA